ATCCGGGAGCTACCGGTGGACGCCAAGCGCCCGTTGGTTCTCGATATCAAGGAGATGACCCGTACCCTCGATCAGAACAAAAAAATGTGGCCGCTGCTTAAGGACCTCTCCGACCAGGTTACGTGGTTTGGCAATAAGTACGATTCTGATGACTGGAAAGACCTGATCACCGCTATGGTCGCCAAGTCCAAAAAGCAAGAGCAGCGCATGGCACCCGGCCTTGATGGTGGCGTTGTGATGTTCGGTCAGCGCACCAGTAAGATGACTGTCCGCCAGATGGTCGAAGTCATTGAGGCTATCTACTGGTTTGGCACTCAGCAGAACGTCAAGTTCAGCGAAAAATCTCGCCTTGAAATTGAATGGGCTAAACGCTGGGGTGAGCGCAATGAGTAGCCCACTTTCCCGCGTCATCACAAACGAAATCTTCCGCGTTCCGGCGCGCCGCAAGTGTAAGCCCGAGGTTAAGCCGTCAGACATCCCGACTTTCAAGGACTACACAGCCCGCCTGGTGGATCAGAAATGGCTGCGTCTCGCGGCGAGGAGGAGACATGCGTAAACCATCCCGCCGTAAGTGCAAGGTGTGCGGTGAATACTTCGTGCCGAAATTCCACGATATCCGGATCCGCTGGTGCTGCCCGGAGCACGGTGCAACCCTGGCGATGGAAGAGCGCGAAAAAGAGAAGGTGAAGGCCGCGGCTAAGCGCATCAAAGAGCAGAAAGAGGCCGAGAAGGCAGGTCGCCAACGGCGCGCTGCGCGGCGCAATGAGCTGAAGCCGATCCGTCACTGGGTGCAGATGACTCAGCGCGCCTTCAACGACTGGCGTCGCGAAATGCTGCTTGCTGCCGGCTATGGCTGCATCTCATGCGGCACTAAGAGCGCTTTTGTATGGCACGCCGGACATTACCGCACCACAGCGGCTGCGCCTCAGCTGCGCTTCAACCCAGATAATTTGTGGTTACAGTGTCCAGTCTGCAACGTTCATAAATCAGGGAATATCGAGGCCTATCGTGCAGCCTTGGTCGAACTGATCGGCGAAGAGCGCGTGCTGGCCCTCGAATCCAACAACGAAAACCACCGATATACCCGCGAAGAACTGGACGGCATCCGCGCCAAGGCCAGAGCAGACCTTCGCGCACTAAAACAGCGGGAGGCCGCATGAGCACAGAAACCGAAATTGAACTGGGCAAGGTTGTCGCTTTCCCGACGAAGAATAACGACCTGCAGGATGGGCTGGTTATTAAGCGCGAAGGTCAGAAGGTCATGTGCCTGCACTCCACTGTTTGGGTAAACGAAAAAGACCGGACCTTACGCTGCCGGAAGTGCGAAACGTTGATCGAGCCTTTTGACTTCCTTATGACGCTCTGCGACCAGGAGTCTCGCTACATGGAGAACGTGAAATATCTCCGCCGGGAAGAAAAGCAGCGCCGCCAGAACATCGAAAAGCTCATTCAGATTGAAAAGAACGCCAAGTCCCGCATACGCCGCGCCGGGGATAAGTCACCACTTCCTCTCTGGCAGAACGAGAGGGTGGACGAATGACACGTGACCAGATTATCCGGTACCAGGCTGAAAGCGTTAAGCGCGCCAACATGCCACCAGTAGCAAAGCACAGCCAGACCAAAACCAATCAGCCACAGAAGGAAGCCGCATGAACAGTCAACAACTGGAATACGTACGTCAGCAGCTCATTGTGGCTACCGCAGATATGAGCGGCGCAACGAAAGGCCAATTGATGGCCTGGCTGGAGAATGCTCAGTTCGATACCAAGACCTTTAAGCGCAAAAAGCCGCGTGTGATGGATGAGGTGACCGGGAAAATTATTACGCTAGATAACCAGCCCATTCCTGGGAAGCAGTCTCGTGCAAAAGGCTCTCACATCCCTCTGGTCAATCATGTTGAATTCTGTACCGCTTCATGGCGTCGGGCGCTGATGTCACTGGAGGAGCACCAGAAGGCATGGCTGCTGTGGAGCTACAGCGAAAACCTCCGTTTCGAATACCAGGTGGCGATCACTCAGTGGGCGTGGGCTGAGTTCCGGGAACAGCTCGGCGCGAAGAAGGTGGCCGGCAAGACGCTGGACCGCCTGAAGAAATTAATCTGGCTGGCGGCGCAGGACGTCAAAGCGGAGCTGGCGGGTCGTGAGACATACGAATATCAGGCGATGGCGTCGCTGGTTGGCGTAACACCAAAGAACTGGTCAGAGACGTTTACGGACCGCTGGGTTGAGATGCGGCGTATCTTCCTGCGCCTGGATAACGGGGCTTTATTGCAGGTTACGCGATCACGTTCACAACAAAAGGCGACAAATTTCGACAGAAGTCTTGCAAAACTGGATTGAAACGCATATATTTCATGTAAATCTGATATCGTCGCCATAGCTTCGATTGTCGACACACAAAGAATTCAAGCCCGAGGTTAACGCCTTGGGCTTTTTGCTTTCCGGCGACACGACAGGGGTATTCGCGAGATGCATTGCATCAGTACCCCTGTCACATCGTCATAGAGCATTGAAACGAGTTTCATCAGATGTTAAATTTTTGGTGTGGTGAATCCCCCTATGCGGAGGGGCATTGCCAGTCTGATATGTTTTTTTGCGCATTGCGAGTCGTCTGTGGACTGGCGGCGACTTACCGGGAGGCACCCGGCACCACACCTAATAAAAAATGATGATAGCTGTAAGGCCCACTTCGGTGGGCTTTTTCTTTGGGCAAAAAAAAGCCAGCATGGTTTCATGCAGGCAAGGCAGTTACATTTAGATTTTGTCCCGGTATATGTTTTTTTGTCCGGAAGTCGAAAGATACTGTCTCGAATACATTTTGTAAATAACGGATTCAAATCACAAGGCCATGCATTTGCATGGCTTTTTTATTATCAGGTCCCGCGGGAATCATCATCGACACGCTTCGTTGTTAAATCCAGCCCGACGGGCCTGACCCTTTCAAACACACACAGCGCCATCCGTCATTAACGGAGGTGAGGCTTATGCGAATGCCCTACAAACAAGATTTCATCGCCGCTCTGCTGGCAGCTAAGGAGCAGGGTATCGGCGCAATACTGGCTTTCATCATGGCGTATTTGCGGGGTCGCTATAACGGTGGCGCTATGGCGAAGACGCTGATCGATGCGGTCATGTGCGCGATGATCGCCTGGTTCGTCCGTGACCTTCTCGACTTCATTGGCCTGAGCAGCAATCTCGCGTATATCGCCAGTGTCTTCATTGGCTACATCGGTACAGACTCGATCGGCAACCTGATTAAGAAGTTCGCCGCCAGAAAAGCAGGGGTTGATGATGCTGGAGCTCAATAAGCAGCGCAGGGCATTTCTGGATATGCTCGCCTGGTCAGAGGGTACTGACAAGCCAAGGCAGAACACCAAAAACAGGGGTTATGATGTCATTGTCGGCGGATCGCTTTTCTCTGACTACAGCGACCACCCACGAAAACTGGTCAACCTCCCCAAGTTGGGCATCAAATCTACCGCGGCTGGGCGTTACCAGTTGCTTTCAAAATGGTGGGATGCGTACCGGAAACAGCTTGGACTGAAAGACTTCTCTCCAGCCTCACAGGACCAGGTGGCACTGCAGCAAATCAAAGAACGTGGCGCGCTTCCGCTCATCGATAACGGGCAGATTCGGCAAGCTATCGATCGTTGCAGCAATATCTGGGCGTCATTGCCCGGGGCAGGCTATGGCCAGTTTGAGCATAAGGCAGACAACCTGATCGCAAAATTCAAAGCCGCTGGCGGCGTTGTAGCCGAAGTACAACCATGAACCGGTTAACCGCCATTATCAGCGCCGTAGTGATCTGCCTGATAGTTAGCCTCGGATGGCTGGCTAGCCACTACCACGACAACGCTATCACCTTCAAAGAGCAGCGTGATAAAGCAACGGCCAGGGCGGAAACCGCCGAGACCGTTAGCAATAGCGTAGTCACCGCAATGAACCTCATCAATGACATTTCCCGGGTAACCCAGAATGCAAAGACCGAACTTTCCCAGGCAGGTGAGCAGCGTGTTATCTACATCAGGCAGGCGCTTGAAGGCGATCCGTGCGCTAACCAGCTTGTTCCTTCTTCCGCTGCTGACAGCCTGCGGGAATACGCAGACAGTTTACGTTCCGGCCCCAGTGGTGCCGATAAGCGCTGACCTGACCGCAGATACACCGATCCCAGGAATGACGGTTCCGTTCACGTGGCAGGCAAGTCTGGAGTTAAACGCTCAGCTCTATACGGCTCTGGGGCAGTGCAATCTGGATAAGGCGGGAATTAGAAGGGTAGAGGAAAGCCGAGTAGCAGAAAACATAAAGCGCTAAAGGTAATACGTATCAACGTATTGACCACAGGCGCGTATGCTATTGCCACCTTGCAAATCCAAATGCTTTTTTCTGACATTTTACCTCCTTGGCTTTAGTGATGCAGGATAGGTCGAAAGCATTACGCTTATCTCCCCTTACAAGTGACATTCTAAATTATGCCCCGTGTTCTAGAGTGGTCTCTAATTGCTAAGCAGCATGTCTAACACTGTTAGACATCGATTAGTTCCTATAGTGATAGCTTAGTGTCACCCAACCCTGCAGCGGATAAAGAGGCTCTCAATGTCCGACATCTACCAAATCACGCTGACCACCCAAACAGGCGAAACCTTCACGGGCAAGATGTCACGACGTCAGCCCGAGCTGGTTAACGGCTTTGTTCCGCTGGCGACGGAAACGGGCCAGTGGCTGTATTTCGCTCCTGCAGACGTTAAGCGCGTGGAGTTCACGCCGGTACCTGAAGAGCAGACTGAACAAACAACGGAGTAACGAATGAGCAAACCGGACTGGGAGGCCATCGAGACGGCGTACCGGGCCGGAGTGATGTCCCTCCGAGAAATAGCATCACAACACGGTATCAGCGAAGGCGCTATCCGTAAGCGTGCCAAGCGTGACGACTGGTCGCGTGACCTCAATGCGAAGATTCAGCAAAAGGCTGATGATCTGGTACGCAAGCAAGAGGTACGCAAACAGGTACGCAACGAAAGCACTTTGACCGAACGCGTACTGATAGAGGCGACTGCCGAGGTGATTGCCACGGTACGCATGGAGCACCGTGGAGACATCCGCCGGGCTCGAGAGCTGACCAACACGCTATTCGATGAACTTGGTGCGCAGTGCGCAGATGTAAGCGCGCTCGAGCGGTTGGGCGACATCATGTTTGACCCCGACGATAAAGGGCGGGACCGGCTCAATGAAATTTATCAGAAAGTGATCAGCCTGCCTTCCCGCGTTAAATCCATGAAAGACCTGAGCGACAGCCTGAAGACGCTTATCGGCCTCGAGCGTGAGGCGTACAGCATCGAGAACAAGGCTGAAACGAAAGAGGTCACCCATAACGTCATGCTGGTACCAACCAGTGACAGCGTGGATGACTGGGAAGCGGCGGCGCAGAAACAACAGGGCGGGGTGCTCGGTGGATGAATTACAAAGCTGTATGGAAGCCACTGCCTGGATCTCAGTCTCTGGCGCTGAGCTGCCCGTGTAACGAAATCCTGTTCGAGGGCACTCGTGGCCCTGGTAAAACCGCTGCGCAGTTAGCCAGGTTCCGGCGTAATGTCGGCGTGGGCTATGGCTCGTTCTGGCGCGGCGTCATCTTCGACACCGAATATAAGAACCTTGCCGACATCATCACTCAGTCGAAGCGTATGTTTCGCCTGTTCAACGACGGTGCGCGCTATCTGTCATCTGCGAGCGAATTGCGATGGGTGTGGCCAACAGGCGAGGAACTGCTCTTCCGCTTCGGCAAAGAGGCAGACGACTACTGGGATTTCCACGGTCAGGAATTCCCGTTTATCGGCTTTAACGAGCTGACTAAACAGCAGTCCCCGGAATTCTACGAAATGATGTTCTCCTGCCGACGTTCATCGTTCAGGCCGGAAAACTACCCGCTGGAGAATGGCAAGTTACTGAGGCCGATCCCGCTGGAGACGTTCAGCACGACCAACCCGTTTGGCATCGGACATACCTGGGTGAAGAAGCGCTTCATTGAGCCAGCGCCGCGCGGAACCGTACAGCGCGACCGGCAGATGGTATTCAACCCCCAGACAGAGCGAGAAGAGGAAATCACGCTGACCCGCGTGGCAATCCACGGATCGTTCAAAGAGAACCCGTACCTCGACCCGCAGTACATCGCTACCCTGATGGCCATCAAAGACCCTAACCGACGCAAAGCGTGGGTAGAGGGCTCCTGGGATGTGACCAGCGGCGGGCGATTTGACCACCTTTGGAATGAATCGCTGCACGTCATTAAGCCGTTCCGCATACCGGATAGCTGGACCGTCGACCGCTCCCATGACTGGGGTGAGTCGAAGCCGTTCTCTAACCTCTGGTGGGCGCAGGCTGATGGTACTGCCGCCGAGCTGCCAGATGGTCGACAGTTCTGCCCGCCAGCGGGTTCGATAATCCTTATTGGCGAATGGTACGGCTGCCCGCCTGACGAGCTGAACAAAGGCCTGAATATGTCATCCACCAACGTCGCGAAAGGCGTGGCGTGGATTGACAGGCGGCTGGTGGGCGAAGAAGCCGACGAGCCGGAAGAGATTCAAATCGACGGTGTCACGCAGGGCCAGCTTCACATTATGCCGGGCATCTGTAGCGAAGTGATCCCCGGACCAGCTGACGGGGCGATATTCAACACCGGCGATAACGAGTTATCGATCGCTCAGAAGATGGAAGCGCAGGGCGTTACCTGGTTGCCAGCTGATAAGAAGCCTGGCTCCCGTATCAATGGCGCATCTCTTTTTGCGGATATGCTCGAAGCGGTGGTTGAAGGCGTGAAGCTGGAATCAGGCATGCCTGAGAAGCCAGCATTCTACGTTTTTGACTACTGCCGTGGCTGGATAAGCCGCATCCCGGTGCTCGTTCGTGACGATAAAAACCCTGATGACGTCGACACCCAGCAAGAAGACCACGACTGGGATGGAACACGTTATCGCGTACTGCATTCACCACAAAAAATCACCGGCATGTTGGTGCGATCGCGCTGACGGAGGACATCGTGACCGAAAGCGAAATGAAACAACAGCGCGCCAGTAACTCCAGCATTGAGAGGGAGCGTAACAAAAACCTCTCAATGCTGTTTAACGGCACCAGTAATACCAAACGCCAGCGACTCTACCAGGAGTTCGGTTACCCGCTGCACCTCACGTTTGATGACTTCTACCGGGCGTACAGGCGTAATGCCGTGGCCGGTGCCGCCGTGACGCGTATGCTCGACGGGTGCTGGGAAGACTACCCTGATGTTTACGAGGGTGACCAGACAAAGGACGCATCGAAGCAAACGGCATGGGATAAGCGCGTCAACAAGCTACTGAAGCGCTGCTGGGAGCAGATTAAAGGCGCGGACCGCCGTAACCTTGTTGGGCGCTACTCTGCGATCCTGCTTCAAATTAAAGACAGCAAGAAGTGGTCTGAACCTGTTGACACCACCATCGTGGGAAGGCTTCAGGAAAAGGCGCTCGTTAAGCTAATTCCTGCATGGGAAGCGCAAATCGACCCTGTTAACTGGGACGATAACGCGGACAGTGAAACGTTCGGTGAAGTGACAATGTACTCGTTCACAGAGTTGCCGGTTGACGGAAACTTTGACGCCCGCCCGGGCCGTATCATCAACGTACACCCGGATCGCGTAATCATCCTGGCCGAGGGATCTGATGATGGCGTGATGACGTCAGGCAAATCTCTACTTGAGGCTGGCTTCAACAAGCTGCTGGACATCGAGAAGGTTAGCGGTGGTGCGTCTGAGGGCTTCCTCAAGAACGCCAGTCGCCAGCTCAACTACTCATTCAGTGAGAAGACGAACTTCTCCGCTCTCGCCAAGGCCCTTGGCGTGGCGGAAGGGCAGCTTGCTGAAGCGCTTGATCAGCAGGTCCGCCGACTTAACGACAGCACCGACAGCGCCAGCTTTATGCAGGCTGGTACCGCCGAGGTGTTGAGTGTGACAGCAGCTGACCCAGAGCCGACCTGGCGTACCGCGCTGAGCGAGTTCTGCGCGACCGTTCCTATCCCTGTGAAAGAGCTTGTTGGGATGCAGACGGGTGAGCGCGCCAGCACTGAGGATGCCAAAGGTTGGGGGCGCACCAGGATGAGTCGTCGGAAAGGCTTCCTGACCGACGTAATCACGGATGTGGTTTCACGCTTCTGGACTCTTGGCATTATTCCACCGGCTCAGAATGAAGAAATCACCGTAGGCTGGTCTGATCTGCTGGCGCCGAGCCAGGCAGAGAAGATCGCCAACATGGATAAGCTCGCCGATGTGGCCGTGAAGTCGACAAATGCGTTTGGACGCTCAGCTATAGAAGAGAACGAAATCCGCGCTGCTGGCGAACTGCAACCACTGCCTGAGCTTGATGATGAGGTTCCGCCTGATGGCAACAAACCAAAACCTGATCCTCTGGCCGACCCTCAACCAGAAGCCGAAAAGTCCGGTGATACCACGGTCGAAAGTTGACCCCACGATGTCGCGCAAGTCCGTCAGCAAGATGGAGCGCGACATTGAGGACCGGTACTACGCGATAAAGGTGGCGCTGAAAGCTCTGTTCGACCAGCGCCTGACCGGGCGAGAACGAGAGGCAAACAGCCATAACTGGCACTTCCTCTGCCACGACAACGGCGCGGATATGCGGCTCTACCAGGTCAACGCCGGAAAGTTCATCTATGACATGTCGGCGCAGGAACTGGCTGACCTGCTGGAAGCAGTGCAGGGCATTCTCGACGATTACCTGCTTGATGGTGGCGAGCAAAACCTGTGGGCGATGGATTACGTCGTCGCTGAGGCGCAACGCGGCACGCTGGAGGCATTCAACAACCTCTCGCAGCAGTCGCAGGTGTATGCCAGCCAGACGACGTTACAGCAGCTTTTAAGCAGCCCCGGTCATCTGAACCAGATATCGGCGGCCAGGCTGACAACGTTCAGTGACTGGAAGGTAATTAGCGATACAGCCCGCGGCGACCTGACAAACATCATCACCGATGCAGTAGCGCGCGGGGTGAATCCTCGCGAGACTGCCAGCGTCATCAGCAAGCGCCTCGATGTGTCGATGTCAAAAGCGAAGAACATCGCCCAGACTGAGCAGGTCGGCGCGTTGCGCGAAGCTCAGTGGAATGAAACTGAGTGGGCCTCCGATAGACTGGGCCTTAATACCGGACTTCTTCACCTTTCTGCGTTAAAGCCCACAACCAGGCAAACTCACGCGTTCTGGCATGGAAAGGTCAGGACTGTGCAAGCGGTACGCGATTGGTATGCGATTGATGGAAACAAATATCATTGCTACTGCGGCCAGATTCCGGTGCTGCTCAACGAAGACGGCAGTATTTTCAACGAAGGGCTGGCTGATAAGCTGGCAGCCGAACGTAAACAATGGGCTAAAGCAGCCTGAAAATCAGAGGACGCAACGTGAAGCTATCCAGCATCCACGTTAAATCCCTCGCCATCAACGCCTCCAACATCTCAACGACAACCATCAACGGCCAGGAACACTACGTCATCCGTGGTGCGGTCCCGATCGTCGATGACATCGTGATGAATGGCGGCCTGTACCCGGCGGAGGAGATTAACAACAGCTACCAGACGATGGAGCGCAAGTTAATGCCGATCGGCCACCCGATGGTGAACGGCAAATACGTGAGCGCAAACGACCCGCAGGCGGTCAACGATTACTACGCCGGGGCATGGGCTCAGAACGTCAGCAAGGCCAACGACAAGGTCGTGATGGACGTTTACGTCAATAAGGCAGTGGCAGACACCAAGCCTGACGGTAAGCGCCTTATTCAGCGCCTGGACGACATGATTTCCGGCAATAACGCCGACCCGATTCATGTCTCTACCGGTCTGCTGTTGAACAAAGAGCAAAAGTCAGGTGAGTCGAAGCAGAAGAAGTATTCCTGGGTCGCTCACAACATGCAGTTCGACCACATCGCGATCCTGCTCGACGAACCCGGTGCCGGTACGCCGGATGAAGGTGTCGGCATGTTCGTAAACGCTGACGGGCAGGAGGCCGATGTTGAATCGACAAGCCTCATTGATGCCGCCAACAGCATGAAAGACGGCTGGTGGAACAAAGTGAAGTTCTTCATCAGCAACGCCTCAGAGATGTCCTTCGACGACATCTACCAGGCGCTGCGCATGTCCATCAAGCAGGACGACAAAAAGTGGCGCTACGTCGTCAGCGTCTGGCCTGACCATTTTGTTTACGAAGAGGATGGCGAGAACGCCAAGCCGAAGCTCTTCGACCAGAAGTACCTCATCTCTGACAAGGTCGTAACGCTTGTCGGCGATCCAGTAGAAGTCGTGCGCAAACCAACTGAGTACGAAGTCAAAACCAACGGAGAAACAAACCCGATGAAAGAGAAGATGATCGCCGCGCTCAATGCCGCAGGCGTTAAAACCGAGGGGCTGACCGACGATCAGGTCTGGGATGCCTACAACCAGCGGATGCAGAAGAAAGAAGGTGGCGGCGACCAGGGCCAGGCTCAGATTAACTCTGACGCTATTACTGCTGCAGTAAATGTGGCGCTGAAGCCACTTACCGATGAAATCAGCACGCTGAAATCTCAGCTGCAGGCGAACGCTGAAAGCGAACTGAAAACCAAACGTGACGCTGTTAAAGCGAAATTCTCGTTCATGACCGAAGCTGCGATCAACTCGCTGGCTGGCGACGCGCTTAACGACTTGTACTCACAGTGCCAGACCAGCACCGGTCTGAACCCATCTTTCCAGCAGGTCAATGCTGAAAACGACCAGTGGAAGGACTACGACCTCAACGCTGGCATCGATCAGGAGAATAAATAATGGCTAACGTCATCTATCGTGGCCCGGTTGAGCGCGAGCCGGAAACCATTAACCTGCCTGTTGCTTCGGCGCTCACCCCTGGTGTGGCGGTAAAGGTTGCATCAGGAAAGCTCGCAGCGGCCGCTGATACCACCGGCCGCTGGCTCATTCTCGGCAACCGTCGTTTCATCGGCCAGGCAATCACCACCGCATACGCAGCCAATGAAACCGGCGTGGCGTACCGCGTTGAAGGCGAGCAGGAATACAACGTTCGCCTGGCCGCCGCAGCCTATACGGTAGGTCAGGAGCTGACCATCGGTACCGGCGGCGTATTCAAAGCGGCCGCAACCGGCAACCAGGTCGTCGCAACGTTCGACGAAAAAGCAGGGCGCACTCTGGCGGCGGAAGGTTTCGCCGACGTGGTGATCCTCTCCACTCCGTACGCCAAGGCATAAGGAAAACAAGAATGTTAAAGTTTACTCCACAACAGCAGGCGCTGATTCTTAATGCGCGTCGTCGCTGGGATGCAATGCAGCGTAACATGGCTGCTCAGCATGGGTTTGCGGTTAATGACGCAAACGGCAAGTTCATTGCATTCGACGAGCTCGTCGGTAACGCCTCCGTGCTGCCGAAAGATGTCTGGGGCGAATGGGACCGCTCTGCGATTACCGTTCAGCGCGACGTGCTGTCAGTGTTTAATGACCTGGCTGCCAGCGTTTCCCGCCCGATGGCACTCGGTAAGATCGTACACTACTTCATGACCCTGTCTGATTCCGGCGATGTAAACATCAGCCTGGATGGCCGCGGCAAGGCGAAGGGCGATCAGCCTGTCATGGATTACGAAGGCACACCGCTGCCGATCATCGACAGTGAGCTGACTTTCGGCTGGCGACAGATGCTGGCAGCGCAGACTGAAGGCTACTCTCTGGACAGCGACGCCATCTCCAACCATCAGCGCAAAGTGGCTGAGAAGCTGGAAGACATAGTGCTGAACGGTGATCCAAACATCAACGTCGGAGGCGCGACCATTTACGGTCTGCGCACTGCGCCAAACCGCGCAACCGGCACCCATGGACTTGACCTGAACGGCGCTACCGGCGCTCAGTGGGTCGGCGCCATCTCCGCGCTGATTGGCCTGCTGCAGTCCAAGAATTTCTACGGCCCGGTAACCATCTACGTGAACTACAAAGACTGGTTCTACGCGTCTGTGAACGACTACGCGGCAAACTATCCGAAGACCATCCTGTCCCGCATCATGGAAATCCCTGGTGTTGCGGCGCTGGTTCCGGCTTCGAAGGTACCGCAAAACGAACTGCTGGGTGTGGTTAAGCGCCCTGACGTTGTGCAGATCCTCAACGGCATGCCGATGACCATGCGCCCGAAAGCTCGCCAGAATCCGGAAGACGATTATGTCTTCTCCGTGCTGGCTGCTGCGGCGCCGCAGTTCAAACACGACGCGAATGGCCAGGCCGGTTACGCCCAGCTGACCAAAGCATAATTCATGGGGCTCAGGCCCCATCTTTTTTACGGAGGCCGTATGGCTGGTAAAGAACAAAAATGGTTGCTCACCCACGACAGCCACGAACTGAAAAAGGGTGAAATATACAAAGGCGAGACTCTCCCGCTGTGGCTGGCAGGAAAAGCGATCCTGGTAAGCGACCAGGTCCTGGAAGTGGCGACACCTGCCGACGTGCAAAAGCTGCAGGCTGACCTCGACGAGGCCAATGGCAAAGTTGAGTCGCTGACCGCTGACAACACGAAGCTGCAGGCTGACCTCGACGAGGCTCAGAAACAAATCGACGAGCTGAAGAAAAAGGCGAAATAACCATGGCTGACCCAATCACAGCGGCAGACGTGCAGGCGTTCCTCGGTGAATTGGGTTACTCCATCCCGGGCGCGCTGCTGGATCCGATTCTCTGCGTGGTGAACAAGATTATCCCGTGCCTCGATGGCGCTGGGTATGACGACTGCACCGCTAAGCTGATCCTGATGTATGCCGCCGCACTGATGGCTACGTCGTCCGGCGCGCGCCGCATCAAATCGCAGGGTGCGCCGTCTGGCGCGTCCCGATCGTTCGATTACGGTGCTGACAGCATTACCTGGCTGCGCGACTCGCTGGCCCGGCTCGATACCAGCGACTGCACCAGTGAGTTGCCGATCAGTGCCGGTAACAGTGTAGGCCTGTTCATGGTGGTCGGGGGCTGCTGATGGCGTACAAATCCGTTAAGCACGGGCTGCCGCGCTCATTCACCCGAGTCTGGGTGATGACCGACACCGGGCGGGAGACTACTGGCTACGTCAAATCGGATGGCGAGTGGCATATCAACTGCCCACATATCCGGGCGACTGGCGCGAAGGTGCTGCGCTGGAAGGAGGGATGATGTCATCGGTAGCGAACTGGTCATACACCGCCACTGCGACCATCTGGCGCAAACTGGAAGGCAATGACGAATACGGCGACCCGCTCGGCTATGCCGAACCTGAACAAATCCTCTGTGATTACGAGGGTGGGCTCAGCAAGAAGTTAGCCAGCCTTGGCGCCGAAATCGTCGTGAAGAATACCGTCTGGACGGAGTTCGCGCTGGCGGCCGCAGGTGATTACCTGCTGATTGGTGTGTCAACCGAAGCCGATCCGGTTGCGGCCGGTGCCGACGAGGTGCGGCAGGTTATCCGTTACGCTGATACGTTCGAGCGCCTGGCGGATGATTATGCGATACTGACTGGCATATGATTCCGGGAGGATTTATGGATATCGACCTAATCACCATGTCTATCTCAGCGCTAGCTGTGGCTATTTCTGTGTACGCCGCTGTGCCGGTTCCTGAACAGAAGTCCAGGCAGATTAAGCGCACGCCTCGCGATCAGCTTCCACCCGAGATGAGAAAGCTCATTGATAACGGTGATGAGCTTGAGCGCAGGATTAAATTACTCTGATTACGCCATCCTGACTGGCATATGATAAAATCACGTTGTGGCTAGGCTGATCACCGAAAGCCCGGAAACGTCACCGGGTTGCCACAACATTATTGGCGAACAGCTTAGGCGAGGTTGTTATGGATTTTGACTCAAGCTCTTCGGTGATGGAATTCAAGAAGAACTTTAGCATTCCAGATAACATCTACTGGAATGGTGAGCGCTTTGAAACAGTAAGCGGATTCTCTGAAAGTGAAGAAACAGCTGACATGTATACTAATTTACTGGCTGGTTTCATCATAGGGCTGGAGGTCAGTGGGAGAACAACTGACTTCGAGGTCGAGCCATTCAACCGAAACCCATGAGATTGATATCAAAAACAGGTCGCTTAGGCGGCCTTTTTTATTGCCTGGAGAAAACCATGGGCATCAAAGCCAGAGGGATTAAGGAGTCAAAAAGAAACCTTGATCGCATCATGAAGGATGTTCAGAGGCGGAAGCTTGTCAGGGGCATGCATGCGGCGTTGATTATCGGAGCAGGGCAGGCTGCGGTTTACACTCCGATAGATACTTCGACCTTAATTAACAGCCAGTATCGAGAGGTTGAGGTTAAAGGCGTTGTAGTGACTGGCAGGGTTGGCTATTCAGCAAACTATGCTGTTTATGTCCACGATCCAGACGTCCCGCAAACATTCCGCAGAGCTACAGCCAAAAAGGAATTTCTTACTCTTGGCATGAATGAGACCCGTAACCAGATGCAAGCGGCAATACTCAGGGAACTTTCAAAATGACACCTCCTATGTATGAGCGCGTGCGTAACTACTTCGGTGATGCCGGGCTTACCACTGGATTTATCGTTCAGTTGCTGGCCTGGGATGACACGAAAAAGTTAACCGACTCATTCATCGTGTTCCGGCCTAACGGCGGTACCGACATCCGAAATGACCTCGGATCTGATCACTACGTGCTGGTGGATGTCATTTCCGCCAAAGATAAGCGCCGCGCAGCCGCTGAGAAGGCTCAGGAAATCATCAATTATGTCGAACAGAACGACATTAACGACGAATGCCTTGGCCTTATTCAAAACCTCGGCAATATGCCTGCACCCATCCTGACCGAAGAGGGGCGCCTGGTCTTTAGACTCCAGTTCATGTGCGTTTACGGCGAATAACCCAATCACCAACCCATCAGGCTGCCATCCGGCGGCCTTTTTTATTTGAGAGGTACACATGCAAGGCTGTGCTAATGATTTTGGCAAGCTGATCGGGAAAGTAGCTGTGCTACGCATGGCCTTTGGCTGCCCCGACGCAGTGCCAGCGCTTTCCGAATGGAAACGCCTGGGCGCTATGACGACTAAAAACATTGATTATTCGATGAACACAATTACATCCAGTGCCGATGACGCTAAGGGGATCACAGAGAATCTTGTCGATAGTATGGATATTACTATCGGTGGCGAAGGTGAGAATCGTAGGCGAGACAAAAATTCCGAAATTGGTTCTTGGCGCATGGCCAAGTATGTCTTCGATGAAATTCGAGCTGGTCGACAGCCCGCTGTCTGGGTGAGATTTGATTTCACTGGAGAGGATGCAGGCACCTTCATTATGGGGTATTTCAACACAACATCATGGTCTGGAGAATTTGGTACAAGTGACATCTCCACCTTCTCCGGCGAGTGGAAGGTCTACGACGCCGACACCGTTGTGTTTGAAGTCGCAGATTCTATCGCGGCCACTGGCGTTGAAGTTACCCCTGCAACTGCTTCCCTGGTCGTTGGAGCAACCCAGCAACTGAGCGGCGCGGTTCAGCCAACCGATGCGACTAATAAGGCTATTACCTGGACTACTTCGGCGCCATCCATCGCCACTGTCAGTTCAACCGGCCTGGTGACAGCAGTTGCCGAGGGCACCGCGACTATTACGGCTACCACTGCTGACGGTGATTTCACCGACACCTGTGCAGTTACCGTGACTGCCGCGCCGTAATCACTACAAAGGGCGGCGTGCTGCCCTTGATACTGGTTATGGAGAACGATATGACACCCTTGAAAGAGATTGGCGAGTGCCTGATTGGTGCTGGCGAGCGGGAATACTTCTTCCGGCCATCGTTCCGTAACATGACGCGGATCGGCGAGCCAGAGCATATTGTCCGCACTTTCTATGCGCTGTTTAATGATGATGTGGCCAAAATGCTTGAGGCGGCGCGAGAGATTCACAGTGCGATACCAGAACATCAGCGCAGATTTTATGCTCATTACTTCGGAGATGTTTCGCTGCCTCGCTGGGCGTTAGATGCAGCAGGTTCAGCAGCTTATGTGCGTGAGGCATTACTCTCGGCCATTAACGTCATTCAGTCATGCTGTGACGAGGACGTTTCTGAACTAACAGGATGGCATGAGCCTTCACGTACTGGCAGGCGCACATTCGTATGGCATCGCGGCGCGTTGCCGCCGGAGAACTTGATTCTGATAGCTCAGTCACTGATCATGCATGGCATAATCGGCCGGGCGAAGGTTCGTAAACTGCAGAAGCACGAAAGCAAGGAAACGACGCCGGAGTTTCATGCGACTGAATACATCATGGCGGCGAGAAACCATTTCGGGATCAGCAGGGAAGAGGCTGAAAACCTTACCATGACCGAATTTGCCATGATGCTTAACGCCAAATACCCTGACCAGAAAGGCTTCACCAGGGAAGAGTACGACGCGGTTATGGACGATGACGATCGCCGCTGGCAGGAAATGGTTGAGCGCGAAAAATCAGCAAAGAAAGCAGCCTGAGTTAATAATGAATGTACCGTATAGCCTGACCGGGCGTACTATGGCACGACATTAAAAATCAGGGGATAAGAGTGAAAAAAATACTGTTGGCTTTGGTGATTCCACTGGTTCTGGCTGGCTGCAAGCCTGGCGAGGAAAAGGCAATATCTCTGGCGAAATCAGAGGTTGCAGAAAATCTTAAAGACCCGGCTAGCGCACAGTTCCGAAACGTAAAAGTATCAAAGATGACTGATGCTGAAGATGGACGTGTAATCGCAGTAGTTTGCGGTGAGATTAACGGAAAGAACGGCTTCGGGGCCTATGCTGGGTTTCATCCGTTCTTCGTTGAGCTGAACATGAAGTCGAAGGGATTCTTCTCGAAAGGCGTCGATTATACGCTTGGAGATCATTTCCTGAGCACGAGTGATACACCGACTCCGCCAGCCTACACCGAACGATGCCAATAAACGACACGAATAACTAACCCACCACCCGGTGGGTTTTTTTATGCCCGGAGAAAAGTGATGTCTGAAAAAGCAGGCGAGATTTATTACGACATCGAGGCCGATGTTTCTGGCTTGCTGAAGGCGCAGGGAAAGGCCAATAAGTCACTCGACTCTATCGGCAACTCTGCAACCAGCGCCGCCAAAAAGATGGATGAGTTGCAGACGAACATAAACCGCGTCGCGGGAGCTATCGCTGCTTCTCTCGTTGTTGACTGGGGCAAGGCATTTCTGGTTGCTGCTGACAATATGAGTCAGCTCAACGCGCGCATTGAGCGACTGACAGGAAGTGCTGCGACTGCATCACAGACAATGCAGAGCCTGATGCGTATAAGTTCGTCGACGGGCGGTTCGCTGCAGGACACTGCGAAGCTGTGGGAAACACTCAGTACTGCTCTGCGTGATACCGGCGCGACTAACGGGCAGATCATCCAACTTACAGAAACACTTCAGAAAATCGGGCGCATCGGCGGATCCTCTTCCGAAGAAATGGCGAATGCTCTTCGTCAGTTCGGCCAGTCAATTTCATCCGGCACTATCCGTGCTGAGGAATTCAACTCCATCCTCGAGCAAATGCCGGAACTGGCGCGCCAGATTGCCGCCGGGATGGGGGTAAGTATCGGTGAACTGCGTCAGTTGATGCTGGACGGCAAGCTGACGGCAGAAGATGCGCTGAACGCTATCCAGAAACAGACCGGTTCAGTGAATGCTGAGTTCGAGAAACTCCCGCGTACGCTTTCACAGGCCAATACCGCGCTTACCAACTCATTTCTGTCAATGATCGACTCTGTTAACCAGGCTACTGGTGCAAGCTCTGGCATGGTCGCCGTGATTGATTCATTGACGGCTGCTCTAGACCGGCTGGCCGGGAAAGCAATATCTGCCGATGCGCAGATTTCTGATCTGAACAGCACAGCCGAAATGTTCACGCGCCGCGCCCGCACCTGGTCATGGCTTGGACTTGATGGTTGGGAGGCACAAAACAAAGCGCTGGCCGGGCTGAGCAATAAAGCCGCTATGCTGGTTGGCGACCTCGCCGCTGTAACCAAAGCATCGCAAACCGCGGCTAACACAAAGCCGATCGAGATTAAAACGACCGGCTCCGCTACTGGCAGCAAAGCGAAAGGCGGAAAGTCTGCAGCTCAGAAAGAAGCTGAGCAGTACGCGAAAGCGCAGGAGTCTGTTAACCAAAAACTGGACGAACTGAAGCAGAAAGCCGAACTGTCAGCCGGAAGTGTTGGTGAGTTATCGCGAGCTCAGGCCGTGCTTAACGCGCAGCAGTCTCTAGGCAACACCGCCACGCAGGAGCAACTCATGCTTGCCGGACAGCTGGCAGGCAAAGCCTGGGACAATGCAAACGCATTGCGTGAGCAGGCTAAGGCAGAGCGGGAGCGCACCGAGGCAGCCAATAAGTTCAGCACCATCCAGGGTAAAACCAGTAAAACCGCCGGGCTTGATAGTCAGTATCAGAAAGACATTGCTGATATCCAGCAATATGCCCAGCTTTACCCGCAGAAGATAGGAGAGGCTGAGGCGGCGCGCGCGGCTATCGAACAGCAATACCGGGATCAGCGCAACGCGGCAATGTGGGAAGAGTGGGCGCAGCAGAACGCAGCCACTCAGGCAGCAGCGGCAGCTTTCGACTCTCTCGGTTCTGTAGCCAGTAACGCATTAACCGGGATTGTCACTGGTAGCATGTCTGCCAGCGATGCAATGCGCAGTATCGGTATGACCGTGCTGAACAGCGTGGTTAACTCGTTCGTTCAGATGGGAATGGAGTGGGTAAAGGCAGCTGTCACAGGCAGTACAGCTCAGATTGCAGCAACGGCGGCCACAACATCGGCAGCTGTCGCCGGCACAGCAACGACTACCGCGGCTAGCGTTTCCTCTGCGGCGGCTACAACCGCGGCGTGGACACCCGCTGCAATCGTCGCCTCTATCGGCTCGTTCGGTGGCGCCGCGGCGATCGGTATCGGGGCGGTAATTGCCGCCATGGCCATGTCCAGTTCACTGGCGGGTAAGCGCAAGAACGGCGGCCCGGTCTCAGCCGGTTCAATGTACCAGGTAGGCGAGGGTGGTATGCCAGAAATCTACCGCGCCAGTAATGGCAGCCAGTACATGATCCCCGGCGACAACGGCAAGGTTATCAGCAATAAGGAGCTGAGCAGCGGTTCCGGAGCAGTTCCCATTTACCTAAACATCCAGAACTACACTGGTGCAACTGTGGATGCACAGGCCACCCAGGACGGCAATGGAGTGACCATTGATATGATTGTCGCTGACCTCAATAACGGCGGTCGTGTTAGCCAGGCCATCCAGCAGAATCACCAGGCGCCACGCAAAGCAAGGGGCTAACTATGCCAATTCCTTACCCTGACTGGCTGCCGCTGGCGCAGAAGGGGAAAACACCAACTACCGATACCGGATTTCGCGTCGACCAGCCGACGGTCGGCGCGCCGGTATTTCAGAAGTTAACCGACGACCTGAAGACGTCATTCTCTTTGACATGGATCTTCACTCGCGACCAGCACCGCGCATTTATGCAGTGGTTACGCAGCCCGAACTATCTCGATAACTGCAATCAGTGGTTCACGATGCCACTCGGAACGGGGACTGGTGATACCGGTATTGAGCTTCAGGAGTTGCATTTCCTATCCTGGCCTTCATGGTCACAGTCCGGTTCGGTTTTCACATGGAGCGGTGACGTTATCGCTCGCAAACTGGTTAACTCCGATGACGAGTTCGACGACATGATTATTGAACTGCCGCCGCCGTGGGCTTCGTGGCTGGATATCATCGTCACTGGCTATCCTGACGGACGCGACCCGGAGAGTTTACCGAAGGTGCCATAATGCCGACGCTCAGAGAATTTCAGAGCCGAAGGCCAAACCGGATCCTGTACGAAACCATCACGTTTTACAGCCCGGTCTTTGGCTATATCAGGCTCGTTAATAACCAGATTTTCCCCAAAACTCTTGGCGGCCAGGTCTACACACCATGCCGAATGGAGTTAACCGAAAGCCAGCAGAGCAACACGCCGATCCTGGACAGCACCGTCAAATTTGGCCGACTGGCCCAGGACTTCAAGCAGCAACTCAAGCAGTGGAAAGCATACTCGCGTATCACCCCCATATCAGCAACCTATCAGCAGTTCGACGCGGCCGATATGACAACGGCCATCAAGACGTGGACGCTTTATGTCAGTGATTGCTCGATGGATGACAAGGATGTGACGTGCAGCCTGACGCGTATCAACCCGCTTAACCGCAACGTCGGGCGACTGTATACCGTCGAAGAGTACCCGGGGCTTCAGAATGCATAAAGACCAGTTCATATCAGACGTTGAGGGCATCCCATGGAGTAACCGCGCCTGTAACTTTGATGTTGCGGATTGTTGGGGCCTGGTAGTGCTCTATTACCGCCACGTTCTGGGCATCGAGATCCACCAGACAGCGGATTACGAATCAGGGCGCGACTTCATGACGTGCTATGACGCTGATGTCGTGTTCTGGCAGCGTGCCGACACGTTCACAGAAGACGGGATATTCGTCGCCTGGTTCGGCAGCCAGCCTGTGCACGTTGGACTGATTGTCGGCGGCCGCGCGCTACACAGTCGCGGAGAAAATGGGCATGTCAGGTTCGATGCGATCAGGACCATTCAGAAGCTATTCACCAGAGTGGAGTTTTACACTTATGCCGGTAATCGAGATTCAGCGCGTTCCGGGGATGCCGAAGGACCGGGCGATAGTTAAAGCCGGCACGGTATTTTCGGAATGGCTTGAACAGGAAAGTTTTCACCGCGATATCCGAATCAACCTTAACGGCAAAGAGCTGCAGCCAGACGATGAACTTGCTTTCCAGCTTCAGGATAATGACCGGGTAATCATTTTCGACCAGCCAAAAAGTGGCGACCTGGTTGGGACTCTGCTTAACCCACTCGAACACCTGAACCCGATCAAGTTCACCCAAAAAGTGTTGTCGTCTTTCATGCCGAAACCAAACGCCAGCGCGGCGTCTGGTAACAGCAAAACATCACCAAACAACAGCCTGAAAGGGCAGACCAACATCGCGCGTAATGGCGAAGCGAAGCCGGATAACTTCGGGCAAGTCAGATCGTTTCCGGACCTAACCCAGGAATCAGTATTCGAATACGTTCCCGGCGGCGCGGATAACACCTGGCTTAAGTACGTAACGGAGATTATGTGTTTTGGGCTTGGGAAATATGACATATCGTCAGTTCGATTCTCCGAAACTAATCTCGGCTCCATGGCGGGGGCGAGCTACACCATCTATCAACCAGGTGAAGTGATTCCTCAGGTCATTGAGGGTTATCAGTTTGATGATGTCGACGGGCAGGAACTGCTGGGCCCGAACGAGAAAGAAGGGACGCCGATTGAAAGCGCGACGGCCAATACCGTCGTTAGCGGCGTTTACGCTGGTGGTGAAATTGCGATTAAAATCGTGCAGCAGGCAGATTTCGACTATTTCCTTGGACTTATTCTTCCGCACCCCGTGACGTTCACGATTAACGTTACCAGACCGGTGCCTGGCGGTTCTGTCACAGAAGATGTCCAACTTTCCGGGTCGATGATAAGTATTGTTGAAAGCGACGACGGAAGCGTCGTTGACCCGGTTGAGTATTACACCTTCACGTTCAATAAAATATCAGCACCAGGCTTTGATTTATCTGGTGTCACCATCAACACAACAAAATTCATCCTTGCCGATAACGGCACTCTTGTGGTTGGGCCGTTTATTTCGCCAGTTCAGTCAACTCAGCTATGGATCCACGTGATTGCCGGTTATGCCGGACAGCACAACGACTCTTTCAAAATTAAATGGTGGAAGGTCGATGATGACAACAATCAGATCCCCGGCACAGAGGAGACGGTGACTTATGCGATTGTGGAAGGGATTAAGGGCGTTTCAAAGACTTACTACCGGACGTATAAGCAGACACCTTCAGCCGGTTATGGCCGCTATGCCGTCTCGCTTGAGCGCATAACAAACAGTGCCAGTGACAGCAAAATACAGCTTGAAGAAATCCACGCCATCAACGTCAGGACTAATGTTGTCCACCCTGATGACACACTGGTGAAAATTGTTGTCCGGGCGACAGAGAACGCCACTGGTAGCCGCGACAGGAAGTACAACGCGCTGATCACCCGGCACGTCATCAGCTACAACATGGCGACGCAACAGGTCGATTACACGCTGAGGCCATCACGTAAGTTCGCTGATATCGCGCTGTTTAACTGGCTTGTCGTTGGCCAGCAGCCGGAGTCGAGCATCGACATTTACGGCCTGTACCAGATACAGGCGGAAATCGACGCAATCGACCAGCGCCTGGGGTATTTCGATTACACCTTTGACGATGAGGATGTGTCGCTTGGATCGCGCATGGAAAGCATCTGTGATGCCGCCAGCGTGCTGGTCTATGACGATAACGGCGTGCTGTCTTTCACGCGGGACAGCAAGAAAACATCGGCGGCCACAATTTTCAACCGGTCAAATACGAAGCCTGATGGTTATTCGCTTTCGTACGATATGACGCTTCCAGGCGGCTATGACGGCGTAGAAATTCAGTTCCGCAACCCGGACACCAATAAACAGGACTTTATCAGGTACCGGATCACCGGAAGCGCTATCGTTGAAGGTGCACCGACAAAGCCGAAGAAGTTCGAAATGCTCTATATCAGGAACAGATTCCAGGCTGACGAACGTGCGCTGCGCGAGTGTAAGCGGCTTATCTATTCCCGCATGACCATGTCTGTAACTGCAATGGCAGATGGTGAATGGGTAAACATCGGTGACATGGTTCAGGTTCCTGATACCTACGACACCAACCAGCAGGCTGGCTATATCGTCTCTCGCGTGGGTAATGACTTCGAAACCAGTGAGCGCATCAACTTTTCAGGGACGATGTATGTGCAGGTTACGGATTCATCCGGTGCTACCACGGCGCGCTATCTGGCCACACCAAGGACAGATACTGCCTTCGGTTTTACAGCTGCTATTCCTGACATTGAGCTCAACCTTTTTGATGGGGTAGATGTCCAGTCACCGTCCCGGTACGCAATCGCGACATCAGAAGAACTCGATGCAGGCAGATGGACGATTACTGCAAAACAGCCAGATGGAAAGGGTAACACAGCTTTAACGCTCGCAGAGTACAGCGACGCGATCTACTCATAAGACCCATACCGACTAACCGAACCCGGCCACCTCGCCGGGTTTTTTTATGGAATCAATATGGCTACTACACCAACAACTAATCCAGTTCCTAGCGAAAAACCTCAAGACCTGAAATTTAATGCCGGGAAAATTGACGAGTTCGTTACATCTCCTGCCCATATATACACTGACAGATTTGGTAATCAGCACTGGACAATTTCAGGCATTAATTATACCTATAAGCAGGCGATTGCTCAGTTTGGATATATAACATTAGACAGTTTTGAAGATGGTAATGATATTACATTGCCTAATCAGGTTCTTCGCCTTGAATCTACGGGAGAATATTATCGCTGGGATGGGGCTTTTCCAAAAAATGTTCCTGAGAATTCAACGCCAGAGACAACTGGTGGAATTGGCGCGGGAGCCTGGGTTAGTGTAGGTGATGCTGCGTTACGCATGCAGATATCTCAGTATGACGGATTTAAGTTGGTTGGGAAATGTCCGGACCTGGCAACACTCAGATCCATTGAGCCCGAAAATGATGGACAGGCAATTCTTGTCGAATCACATACAGCAGGGTACAGATATGGCGGGGGGCAGTTTACGGCTTTGCTAAATGGATCTGCTTATACAGATGATAATGGAAACTATATCAAGACCATATCTGGATCAGTGTGGATTAGAGAAAAAAAGGACAGGGCCTACGCAGAGGATTATGGTCTAATCGTTAATGACCAAAATAAAGCAGCTTCAAATTCCGCAGCAATTGTTTCTGCTGCAAGGTTTGCTTTCAATAATGGACTTGACGTTAAGTTGCCATTTGGCATGAAATATATAGATGACGTAGTACTTGATCACCCCGTAACAATAAGTGGTAACGATACTATCTTTGGGGCGTCGTTAGTAAATATAAAGCAATCACCTGATATTATACATGTCGGTACCGGATTTGCTTTTGACTTTACTCCACAAATACGTCCTACAATTCCAACTGATACGAAACCAGTGATCGATGGGCCCGCACTCATCGGCTTATCAATTAAAGGAACAAATTCAGGAAAGGGTGGGTGGAGGGTAAATAATTCTTCTGTGATTGGCAATCAGCAGTATGCAAGAAGAAACGTAACAATCATTAACTGCCAAGTTTCAGGTTATTATTCTGGGTACGGCTTCCAGATGTTCTGGTGCTTCACCAATAGATTTGACAACGTCATAGTTTGGGATAACGCAGTTTGTTGGTATATGCGCTCATGCTATGCCAACACACACAATGGTTGTGCATATGAGAACTGTTCTTATGGCTCTTTAGCGATTAACTGCTATGCCGACAATCACTACGGAAGCACGATTGAAGGCGTTAGAGTGATATCATCACATACCAAACCATCAGACTATGATGAAAACGGGAATTCACCTTTATCCTATGACGGCATCGGTCTGCGCGTTCGAGGTGGGATATCGACTTTGTTTGGTGGGTATATTGAAGCTAACAGGATACATATTCAGACAGAGAACGCCGGTCGGATATTTGTCAATGGTGCCTACTGGAACAATACAAGCACCGAGCGACAAGGTCATGGCATTTCTGGAGAGATGCGAGTAACTCATTGCGAGATAGAAAACAACCCATCAGTTGGGACATGGCTGGCGGCATCTTCCACCTTGAAGTGTTCTTATGCAGAGATCCATTCGAACTCTTATATAGGCACAACTACCACTAAGCCATCTACGATCCCTACCATTTCTGAAGTTGGTGATTTTGACATTTATGATGGGACCATTTCAGATGGTAACGCATCGAGAAGGGTTCGTCTTGGGCAGGATTTTCAGGTGGGAGGGTTCAAGAATAACGGAAATTCGCCCAGGGAATCGTCTTCTGAAATATTCACCACGAGGGTTTCCAACGTAGGGTCATCTGGAACAACAAGGACAGTTGATATCTCTGCACTAACAACTGTCTCTGGCCATATAACACTATTACAAAGCGGAGGAACTGTAACCATAACTAACAGTGCTACCTCACTTGCAAAGGAAGGGAGGGAAATGGTGTTTGTGGTCAACGCTTCTGGTGCATGTAGCGTTGTTTTCGGTTCGGGGTTCAGGGTTACCAGTTCTACTCCAGTTTCTCTGAATGATGGTCAAACCTTAACAGCTTTATTTAAAGCTCAGGGTGGTAAATTCTACCAGGTTGGATCAATTAACACCCTGACAACGTAATATAGCCGCCATGGAAGGCGGCGTTTGTCACAGTTCTTGCTTGATGCACTCAGCTAACTTTGAGCTTCTAACTTTTTGCCCGGCAGAGTTTAGGTGGTAGTGGGTGTCATAGAAAAGGTCTGGGCTTAAATTGAATGAGAACGGATCGCATATTACTTTAATCCCAGTGTCATCAAGCGCTTTCTTTATCGAGGCGATATCTTTTATCGAAGACGAATTTGATGAGTTGAAGTATGCTGTGCTCATGGATACAGGCCATGTAACGTAAAGCGTAGCGCCAATTCTTTTGGTATAACTGTCAATCTCTTTGAGCTTTGTTAACGTGTACTCTGACACTTTTGTACCGCTAGTATAGCTTAAGGTCCTCTCATTCTTTTTAGGAGATTCCTTATAACCTTTAACGAGAGCGGTAGATTCGTCTGGTGGAGTGATATCGCCATAGTTATTAAGTGATTTGTATGAGTAGCCACGATAAACACCATCAAGTTGCATCTTCCTGATAGTTTCAACATCATCAGTCACGCCTCTTTTAGGAGCAGACGCTTGTTTAGCGATGAAGCTTACAGGAGTATGGATTACCATATTGATGGTATCGAACAGCCCAAGTCCTGAGAAATAATCTTGACCCCATGAAAGAACGTTCTCTATGAACCACTCTGAGTACCCCTTCTCTGTATAGTAGTAACTATACTCTAATGGCATAATTACAATGTCACCCTTCCTGATTACCTTTTCAGTTTCGAACCTGAGGAAGTCCATATCAAGACCTGCGTGCATTCCAAAATTAAACGCTTTAATCCCCGTATGTTCTTCAATGAGTTTTGTATCAAACCCAAAAAGAGAGTTAGAACCAGAAACGACTATAATCCTCTGTTTTTCTTTAATATCAGAAAGTAGCATCTCTTTTTTATTTATGCTAGATCCGAGCCACCACTCAGCAACGACGGGTGAGCCCATTAGCGACTTATAAAAAGCAAAATAAACCACAAAAAATGTCGCAACTAAACAAAAGTACAATGTCACCATCCCTGATGGCTTTAATTTAGAATGCAGCATAAATGAATTGGCTTTCAGAAGCCCCTCCGAACATAAATACGATTGAAACAACAAAAGCTGCAGCTGTTATGGCGAGCAGTGTTGCGCTGTATCTTTGTTTCATAATACTTTCAGTTATTTCAGTAGAGTTTTTAAAGGTTATAAGTGAAGCTATTGAGAAAACAGACAGCAATAGCGCAATCAAGTCAAGTCTTGTAGGCTTGAAAATGGAGGCCACAAAAGCCTGCCCAAGTGACAATTCGTTATCATGCAAATTAATCCCTATGGACCCAAAGTTAAGCAAAGCAGAAGCCATGTTCATGGCCGATTCAAAGCTTTCTGCCCTGAAAGGTATCCATGACAAATTAATGAACAAAAAGGTTACGACAACCCCTGCGAGATTTGGCATGGATAATCCAATCCTGCTCCACGTTATATTTATGCAGGTAGCAGCGCCGTGAAGCAGTCCCCATATGATGAAGTTAATATGGCTACCGTGCCATGCCCCACTGACAAGAAACGTTATGATCACATTTACCATTGTTCGCGGAAATCCTTCCCTACTCCCACCTAAAGGGATGTAAACATAGTCCCTGAGCCATGTTGATAGAGATATGTGCCAACGGCTCCAGAAGTCTCTGATGTTCACAGATTTATACGGTGAGTTAAAATTGTCAGGCAGTCTTATACCGAGAAGCATGGCTGAACCTATGGCTATATCTGAGTATCCAGAAAAATCAAAATATATTTGTGCCGTATACGATAGTGTCGTGCACCACGCCTCAAGCATGCTGACAGATTCATGGATGGAGTAACCGATGTCTGCGTATCTGGCGAAAATTGAAGACATTACTATCTTCTTAAAAAGACCAACGGAAAGAATTGATAGGCCTCCTACGAACAGGAGGCCGTAATTTGCAGGCCTAGAAGATGCCTGGGGCAACAAGTCATTATATCTTGTGATAGGACCGGCTATTAGCTTTGGGAAAAATGTGATGTAATATAAATAATCAACAGTATTTACATTCCTTATTTTCTTTGAGTAAGAGTCAACCAGGAAAGAAATCTGCTGAAAAGTAAAGAAACTTACAGCGAGCGGGAGTCCAAGAGCATACGTCCACTCTGCATCTTTAATTGATAGTTGCGAAACTACAAAAAATACATATTTGAAGTAACACAGAGATAAGACATTAAGCAAAATCCCTGACCATAAAGCAATCTTTGAGTATGCGTTAACTTGCATTAGTTTATATAATAAATAATTAATAATACAAGAGGCAAAAAGAACTGGCATGTATTTTGTTGTTAAGTAGTTATAGAACGCTAAGGACATCCCTATCATGATGACTTTGCTTAGCTGCAAACTAACCGACCTGCTTGCAATGCAAAGCAAAACAGCAACCGGCAAGAACGCAAATATATAAGCGTATGAATTAAAAAGCAT